TTGGGTTCATACAACTCGTTTGCTCAGCAGGATTTAAGCGCTACTGAACTGTCTGGTGGTGAGGTTGTTTACGCGTTCTCTACTGCTAACAACGGTTTGCAGCAGCTTGATCTAAGTAACTTCTTCCCAGTGCTCACCAACATTAAAGGTAACGTACCCGATATTTTGACGATAGCGGTTACTACTTCTGCTGGTGCAACGATGCAAATAAACGTAGTCTGTCAAGAGGCAATGGCATAATGGCAAAATCTCCAGCTTGGCAACGCAAAGAGGGCAAAAACCCAAATGGCGGATTAAACGCCAAAGGGAGGGCTTCCGCAAAAAAGGAAGGTATGAACCTTAAGCCTCCAGCTCCACATCCAAAGACAAAAAAGGATGAAGGTCGTCGTAAATCTTTTTGCGCCAGAATGAGCGGTATGCCTGGTCCAATGAAAGATGAAAAAGGAAAGCCAACGCGTAAAGCGCTGTCTTTAAAAGCATGGAATTGTTAAGTAAGTGCTGCACCAAGTGTAAAGTAGAAAAACCGTTAGATGCGGTTAATTTTCCGTTACACAATAAAACTAAATCAGGTTTTGATAGTTGGTGCCGTACTTGCCGTGCTTCTTATCGAAATGAAAATTGCCGAGGTAAACATAGATCTGTTATTTCAGACAAAGCCCTAAAAGAACTTAAAGCAACAACAAAAGAGTGTGTTATATGTGGAGACGAAACTAAACTAGTCGTTGACCATGACCACATAACCGGTAAAATTCGTGGAATGTTATGTAATCATTGCAACCGCGGTTTAGGACATTTTAGAGACGACCCTACACTACTTGAATTTGCTGCACAATATTTATACGCTTCGGCAGATAAGCCTGAGTGGGATAAATATAAAGAAAAATGGAAGTGTTAAATGGACGTTATGATACTTTGGAACTCCGCACTATCGCTTTTTGTTGCGATCATAGGGTTTTTCCTTAAGGAGAAATTTAATGAACTGCAAAGAGTTACCATCCTTCTTAACAGAACCAGAGAAGAGATTGCTAAAGAGTACGTTACAAAGTCAGAAGTCCACGCAGACATCACTAGGGTTTTGGACCGTCTTGATAGGCTGGATGAAAAACTGGATAGGCTTATGGAGATTAGGAATGCCAAGTAGCAGTAAAAAACAACACAATTTCATGGAGGCGGTGGCCCATAATCCAGCGTTCGCCAAGAAAGCAGGAGTCCCCAAAAGCGTTGGGGAAGATTTTAGTCAAGCCGACAAAGGCAAGAAATTTTCTAAAGGTGGAAATATGGCAGCAAAAGAAACAATGGGTTCCCGCAATATGTCGGAAGACGTAGAAAAAGGGTCAAATAAACTTGGTAAATTTGGTGAGTCTAAAGTGCAAAAGCGTGGTCACACTAAAGATATCGAAGAAAAAATGGCGGGTAGTACTACTGGTATGAAGAAAGGTGGTAAGACTGTCAAGAAGATGGCTTCTGGCGGTATGGCTTCTTCTCGTGCAGATGGTATTGCCCAAAAAGGTAAAACCAAGGGTAGATTTTGTTAAGGACTAACTATGAAAAATGATCATCCCCCATTAATGAAAGAAGCTACACCTCCCCATACACACAACGTGCATATGATGGAGAAGATGGAAGAAGGCGGTCACGTTCATCACCACAAAATGTATGGTGAACACTCTGCTGGTCACATGAAGCACCACGAGCATGTTAAAGCTATGTGCGGTGGTGGGATGGCTAAAAAGAAATGATGGCTAGCCGGGGAATGGGCGCAATTCGCCCTTCCAAAATGCCTAAAGCTAAAACGGTTGTTCGCAAGGACAATCCGAATGATGTTGAGGTGTACAAATCCGGCGGCAAAGTTGGACTTTATGCCAACATTCACGCAAAACAAAAACGGATAGCCGCGGGGTCTGGTGAGCATATGCGCAAACCAGGTTCCAAAGGTTCCCCAACCAAACAGGCTTTTATTAATTCTGCAAAAACAGCGAAAGGTAAAAAATGAGCTTAGCAAAACTATTGGAAGAAGAAGCGCACTTGCTATTGCAAGAACTTAGAGAACATGTTTTACACCAAATAAACAAAGGTAATAAGCCTAATCCTAAGATTGAAGAAATACTTACACATTTAGAAACTCATGTTGGCGTACCTTCACCAACTCCAGTAGAGCCTAGTACACTTGCAGTCGTACAACCTACGGTTACAGTTGACGCTCCTGCGGATACAAATACGCTTATTATGTCCGTAACCCCTGCGACTGTTCCTATTGAGGCCCCTCAAACCGTCGCTCAAGAGCAATCTGCAGCTAACAAAGCTAATTAATAATGGCTCAAACATCTGGAACCACATCATTTAACTTAGACCTAACCGAACTGGTCGAGGATGCTTTTGAGCGCTGTGGACTCCAGATGCGTTCTGGATATGACTTGCGTACTGCACGTCGGTCTATCAACTTGATGACGATTGAATGGGCTAACCGAGGTATAAACCTTTGGACTGTTGAGGAATGTGTAATCCCTCTAGTTACTGGGCAAGCGTTTTATAACGTGCCTAATGACACCATTGATATCCTTGATTTAGTTACCCGTACAAGCAATACCAGTACATCTAATCAGGCGGATATTAATTTAAGCCGTATTAGTGAAAGTACCTATTCCACAATACCTAATAAGCTGACGACGGGTCGTCCAATTCAATGTTGGTTTAACCGCCAAACAGGTAATGCCAACCCAACAACGATTACTTTAGCGTCTACTTGTTTAGCCACAGATACAACACTGACTTTAAGCACAACACAAAATCTACGTTCGTCTGGGTATATCCAGATTGATAATGAAATTATTGGTTACGCTAATATTAGTGGTAACCAGATCGTAAATTGTTATCGTGGACAAAATGGCACAACTGCTGTAAGCCACACTACAGGAGCCGCGATAATTGAGCAATACCTCCCTAATCTGACCGTTTGGCCTTGTCCAGACTCAGGTGGAGGCCCCTATACACTTGTTTACTGGCGCATGAGGCGCATTCAAGACGCAGGTAACGGGGTAAACATCGCCGATATTCCGTTCAGATTTATCAACTGCTTTGTGGCTGGACTGTCTTATTTCTTAAGTGTTAAGAAGCCGGAAGTCATGCCCGAGCGGGTTTTGTTTTTGAAACAGGACTATGAGGATCAGTTTAACTTGGCTGCCCAGGAGGACCGTGAGACTGCTCCGATCCGTTGGGTTCCGAGAAACATTTTTTATTCGAGGTAGAGAATGCCTAGTAAGTATTCTTCCGGTAAGTATGCGATTGCTGAATGTGACCGGTGCGGTCAGCGGTACAAACTTGTCGAACTTCGTAAGTTGACGATTAAAACCAAACAAGTTAGCATCAAAGTATGTCCAGAGTGTTTCGATCCTGATCATCCACAATTACAATTAGGTTTGTATCCTGTAAATGATCCACAAGCGGTTCGTGAACCAAGACCTGATATAAGTTATTATGGTTCTGGTAATAGCGGATTGCAAATACAAAACGGCGTGTTAAATACACAAAGTGAAGTTGGGTATCCTGAGACTGGAAGTCGGGTGATTCAGTGGGGTTGGAGACCGGTTGGCGGTTCTAGCGGATTTGATAGGAATCTAACACCAAACTATTTGATTGCAAAAGGCACGGTAAATTCTGTAACGGTAACTAGGAGTTAAATAATGGCTAAGAAAGAAATGGACGATGATCTCGCCCAAGACAAAAAAATGATCAAAAAAGCTTTTAAAGAACATGATGCACAAGAGCATCCTGGTAAACACACTAAAATCACACTTAAAAAAGGTGGTATGCCTATAAAGAAAATGGCTAAAGGTGGTGTAACACAATCTAATCTTAGAAGCATGGGTCGCAACATGGCTCGCGTTACTAACCAGAAGTCTTCTTCAAGGGGCAAATAATGGCTAAATTTAGCGTTAAAAAGGGTGGTAAAGAAATAGGTCCTGCATCTATTTATGCTCAAGCGCATAGTATGAAGGGTAATGTTGTTGATGGACAAGAGTCTATTCATTATGCTACTGATCCAAATACAATGCGTGCTGATGAGTCTACTCCTGGCGGTATGCCCGCAAGGCGTGTGAGTTTAGGCAATATTACAAATGGGCCTAAGAATACAGGAATTGAAACTCGCGGTAATGGCGCAGCTACAAAAGGCAGAATCGCAAGAGGACCAATGGCGTGAATTACGAAACGTTGTACAACACAATCCAAGCGTATGCTGAGAATACGGAGTCGTTATTTGTTTCAAATATTCCTATATTTGTACAACAATGTGAAGAGCGTGTATACAACACTATTAATTTTGCATCGCTTAGAAAGAACGTAACGGGCACTTTGACGGGTGGTAACCAGTATTTATCTTTGCCGTTAGACTGGCTATCTACTTACTCAATAGCTATATATACATCGGATTACACGACTGTGCCTTTTACATACCTTTTAAATAAGGATGTGAACTTTATTCGAGAGGCGTATCCAAGTCCTAGCATTACTGGAACTCCAAAATACTATGCTATTTTTGGTCCGCAATATGCTAATGGTAATGAGTTATCTTGTATTATTGGTCCGACTCCGGATAGTACAAATACATATAACGTAGAGTTACATTATTTCTTTTATCCTCCCTCAATTGTTCAGGGAATTATTACAACATTGGCGTCTTCTTTTACTGCAGGTACTGGTTATGTTCCAGGACTTTATCAGAACGTTCCATTCACAGGCGGGTCTGGAGCTAGTGCATACGGGGACTTTTTAGTTAATTCAAGCGGATTGATTACTTCTGTTACTTTGCAATTTGGTGGTAATTTTTATGCTGTGGGTGATATTTTAAGTGTTTCATCATCAAGTCTTGGTGGAGCAGGATCTGGCTTTGCCATTACAGTTAATGCAACCAATAATTCAACTGGAACGAGTTGGCTGGGGGATAACTTTGACCCGGTTCTTTTGTATGGATCTATGAGAGAAGCTATGATCTTTATGAAGGGCGAGCAGGATATGGTTAAGTACTATGAAGACAAATACTCAGAAGCTTTGCAACTTGCTAAACGCCTTGGAGATGGGCTTGAGAGGGGTGATTCGTACAGGGATGGGCAGACTAAGCTCAATACTAATATTAAAGGTAATGCAGCTGTATGATCGTTCAAACCCAGACTACCCAGTTTAAATCGGATTGCTTAAGCGGTCTGGTTAACTTTACTACGACTTCTCCTTATGTGTATAAGGTAGCGCTTTATACGGCCTTGACTAATCTTAGCAATACGACTGCAACTTATTCTGGAACAACGGCGGAAGTTGTGGCAGCTGGATATACGGCGGGTGGAAATACGATTGCTATGTCCGCCAATCCAGGGACTGATACTACAAATAATATAGCCTTTCCTTACTTTACAAACGTAACTTGGACTGGGGCAACAATTACCGCTAGAGGCGCTTTAATTTACAATGCAACAACAGGCAATTCAGTTGCTGTTTTAAATTTTGGTAGTGATATTACAATGACTAATTTCACGATTACATGGCCTCTAGCATCATCATCAACTGCGGTTATTACCATTTCATAGGGAAACATTATGAGTAATGAGATTTCAATCATAGGAGACGTAGTAGATGCTACGGTCACCAGAGGCGCGGGGCAGACAGAACTGTTTGGTCTGCAAGGCATATATAAAGCTGAATGTTATGACGCACAGGGCAATCTTAAGTGGTCTGACCATATTGAGAACCTAACCACAAACGTGGGTCGTCAGAACTTGCTGAACTTTTACTTTATTTCCCCATCGGCTACAAACGCAATCGTAATGGGACTAATGGGTACAGGTTCTCCTGCTTACACAGATACACAGGCTTCACACTCAGGCTGGTTGGAAGTTGGAGGCGCTAACGCTCCTACATATTCTGGC